ACCGCAGTGAGAGAGGAAACACCAGAAATGACCGAGGTCATCGAGGCCGAGGCTCCGACCTCGGACATGGAGGCACGCGAGCAGATCGCGCAGCTCCGGCAGACCGTCGCCGCCCTCGAGGCGAAGGCTCACGCCACCGGCTCCGACATCGATCCCGAACTGGCTCAGTTCCGCAGCCTGGGCGAGTACGTCAAGGCCGTCAAGGACGGCCAGGTCCAGGCACGCGCCCTCGACGTGTCCAACCTGGCCGACGCGCCGGGCCTGGTCCCGCCCGTGTGGTTCCGCGAGATCAGCGGTGTCCTGGACCGCGGTCGGCCGTGCATCTCCGCGATCGGTGGCCCGACCCCGGTTGCTGGCGCTGGCATGACCATCAACTGGCCCTACTTCGACGGCGACCTTTCCGCGATCGTGTCGACCCAGGCCAGCGAAAACACCGAGATCAACTCCGTTGACATCGACATCAAGAAGGGCACCGCCACGCTGCTTACCTACGCGGCCGGTAACCGGCTGACGTTCCAGGTCATCGAGCGCACCGACCCTTCCTACGTCACGGCGCATCAGCGGATCATGGTCGGGGCGTGGGGGACCGAAACTGACTACGCGTTCCAGGCTGGCCTGTGGGCCAACGGCACCAACGGCACCGATTACGACTTCTCGGCTGACACCACTGGTGCCACGTTCCGCGAGGCCGTGTTCGCCGCCGCCGTGGATGTGCAGTCGGCCACCGGGCAGCCCGCCGAGGTCGTGTACGTCAACAGCGCCGTGTACAAGAAGATCGGCGGCTGGAGCAGCTTCCAGCCCGACTCTTACCCGGTGAGCAACGTTGCCGGCACGTTCAACGCACGGACGCTGAACCTGTCGGTGGCTGGCCTGCCGATCGTCCTGGCGCGTGAGTTCGCCACCGACGAGACGGAGGACGCCATCGTGACCAACCGCGCAGCTGCCGGGTGGCTCGAGGACGGACCCCGGTTCGCGTCGGCTGACGTCGCCGCCAACCTGGGGCGTGAGGTCGCCATCTACGGCTACGCCGTGATGATCCCGTACATCAGCGCCGGGATCGTCAAGATCTACAACCAGGCGTAACCAGGTCAGGAGTCGACCAACCATGCTTGTCACCGGACAGGAACTGGCCACCAACCTTGGCCTGACCTACGCCGCCGACCCGTTCGATCAGGTCGCCGGCACCGCGGACGAGATCGTTGGTCGACTCCTGACCCCGCTGGCCTACGCGAACGAGCCGATGCCGGCGAAGGAAGCCGCCTTGCATGTGGCCACGGAGATCTTCCAAGCCAGATACAGCGCCGGTGGGGAGTCAATCGCCAACGACTTCACCCCAGGGCCATACCGGCTGTCGTCGGCGATGACCAGGCGCGTCATGGCCCTGCTGGGGCCATATCTCGATGCTCGGGGGATGGTCGGATGACTGCCCTGTCCACCGAGGCCCGGCAGCTGGTCCAGTCAGCGTTGACGGCCGCCGGGATCGACAACTACAGCGCACCGCCAACCGTGCCGAAGCCCGGCATGGTCGTGGTCATGCCGGACCTGCCGTGGCTCGATATCGAGCGCATCGGTTCACGGCTCAACTACGTGGTGCGGCATCGGCTGCTGCTGCTGCTCGACGGGCGCAGCAACACCGGCGCACAGCTGCAAGCCGAAGACCTGGCCGAGGAAGTCCTCGAGGCCCTGCCCAGTGCTTTCAGGGTGACCTACGTCGGCCCACCGACCGTGGTCGATATCGGCAGCCAAGGCGGCATCCTGGCCGTTGAAATGTCCATCCAAGTCAGCATGAAGGAGTAACAGCAATGCCAGCGACCGCCATCACCGGCAGCCAATTCACGTTCACCTACAACGCCGTGGCCTACTCGGCGCAGGTGACCGGCGGAACCGTCACGCGGGAAACGTCCGTGACCCGCATCAAGACCCTGACGGACCAGGCGTACAAAAACACTGACGACAACTGCACCCTGGAGGTGTCGTTCCTGTACGACGAGGAGACCGGCCTGGTCGGTGCGCTCAACACGGCGCAGGGATCCGGCACCGCCAACGCCATAAGCCTGGTCGGTGGTGACGCCAAATGGACGGGAAACATGAGCGTCAGCAGCGTCTCCACTGAGTTCACGGCAGACGGCATCGCTACCTGCTCCGCGACGCTCGAGGGGGCACTGACGTTCGCTGACGCGCCATGATGCCCGAGCTATTGGCCAGCGTTGACGGGCACACCCAGGTCCTGCGGCTTACCAGCGTCGCAGGCCTTGAGCGAATGCAGCAGACGGTCAGCGAGGACAAGAAACCAACCGAGGCGACATCAGCGATGTGCCTGGCGTACTACTCCTTACACACCGAAAAGGCCAGCCTCGAGGAAGTGCGGAAGTGGGCTGACCTGGTGTGCCTCATGGTCCTGGACTCACGCAAACCGCCGGACCCTACCTGGCCGGAGTAGGCGCGGCCGTATATCGGCTGGCGGTCCTTCTCCGGTGTCACCCGGACCGCATACGAGATATGAAAATCACGGACTTCTACGGACTGCTGAGGGAGGCCAATGGCCAGGTCTAGCAAGTCCTTCGACGTGGAAGTTGAAGGCCTGAACGAGCTGCTGCGGGATCTACGCGCCCTGCCGAAAGAGGCCAGCGCCGAGCTGCGGCTGGCGTCGCAGCGAATCGCCGATCAGCACATGGTGCCGGCGTGGAAAGCGGCCGCTGATAACGCTGGGCCCTGGGGCGCCAAAATCTCGACCACGATCAAGGCGAAGCGGGATCGGCTGCCCTCGATCACGATCGGTGCGCAGCGGCCGAAGTTCTCCAACGGCGCCACACCGAATACCGTGCGGTATGTGTCCGACAAGGGCCTATCTCGGGGCGGTCCGGGATCCGAGGGCGCCCAGGCAGCGTTCGGCAACGGCCGCAACTGGATGCGGTTCGCCAGGTCGTATGTGCCGGGCGCGATCCAGGAATGGGCCAGGGCCATCGACGACATTTGCGACCGTTTCAACAATGACCGGACGGGGATCGGCTGATGGCTGGCCGGACGCTTCAGGTATTCATCGCGGCTGACACGAAGAAGTTCCGCGACGGCCTGGACGACGCTGAACGGCGTATGAAGGGCTTTGACGGGTCGATCGGTGGCCTGGCCGGATCGTTCAAGAATGTCCTAGGGCCCGCGATGCTGGCCGCCGGTGCAGCCGCCGGTGCATTGGCCGCAAAGTTTGCCGTTGATGGGATCGAGGCGGCCGCTAACCAGGAGCAAGCCAACCGAAAACTGGAAAAGTCGTTTGCGGCCGTCGGCGCCAGCCAAGATCTGCAAAAAGCACAGGATTACCTACGCGCATTGCAAGACACCAAGGGCGTATCTGAAGACGAGCTCTACCCAGCTCTTGGATTATTGGTCGGCAAAACAGGCGAATTCAACGCTGCACAGGGTCTGTTAAACACCGCTCTTGATGTTGCCAAAGCCAAGGGGGAACCACTCGAGCCGATCGTCAAGGCGCTGGCCAGGGCGTATGACGGCAATTACACATCCTTGCTCAAGCTGGTACCCGAACTGGACAAAGCGGGAGTCAAAAGCGGCGGTCTGGAATCAGCAACACAGCAACTGACCAAACTTTTTGGCGGCAGCGCATCGGAACAAGCCGAAACATTCAAGGGCAAGATCGACCGAATGAAACTCGGCATGGGGGAGTTACAAGAGGCGTTCGGCACAGGCTTTCTTGAAGCTGTTCAGGGCGGCATGGACAAACTGAACGGCGAAGACTCATTCGGTCAAACAATGCGCGATCTGGAACCCACGTTCAAAAGCATGGGCGAATGGATGGGCACACTGCTCAGTGACCTGGCCGTTATAGCCGACAACACCAAAAATGTCATGGATGCCTTCAATCGTTGGAAAGACTCCATACCGGGCTTGGGTACCGTACTCGATGCGCTCACTTTGGGACCACTCAGAATTCTGTCCGACGCGCTACGGGAACTGAACCGGCTCATGGGTCAAAGCCCAATCGCTGAAGGCGCACCCGAACGAACACCAAATGTGCCGAGTCGTGGCGGCGTCGGATACCAACCGACCACACTCGGCCCGGCTCCCGTGTCGTCCACACGCACACCAACAGTGGTGGCCCCAGTAAGCGGCCTGGCCAAAGCCACAGCCAGCCAGGCCCTGCGCACCAGCGGCAAGGTCAGGTTGCTGGGATGAGCATTACATCTGTCGTGATCGGTGGAACCACCATCCCGCTGGCCGACATTGACTACTCGGTGGCGATCTACCACGGCCGGGACCGGATCGACGACTCCCCGGATTCCTCGAGCTGCGAAATGCTCATTTATGTTGATGGCGCGGCCGCCATCGACTTCGACGTGAACGAAACCGTCGTCGTGCAGTCGTATTCGACGACCCGTTTCACTGGTCAGATCACTGACATAACAGTGCAGCACGGATACAACCTTGACGGCACGCCCATCACCGGCGTTTCCATCATTGCCATGGGCAACCTACGGCTACTCGGCAAATACGTTGACGCCGGGTCCTGGTCGGCCGAAAGCGTCCAAGACCGTGTAGACGCGATTCTGACGGGTACTGGCCTGGCGTATGTCGCCGAAGCCGATCCGGCACTAAACCTGACGGCATACACGCCAGGCCCCGGAGAAGTACGGGCGTTTATTGACGAGATCTGCGAATGGACTGGCGCCACGATCTATGACACGCCGGACGGCCGGATCTGGTTCGAGTCCTACACCAGGCGCGGCACGACCTACGCGACAGAAACATGGGCCGAGTTCGGTGCAACATCCTGGGGCAACGCCGTAGGTAACTGGGATCAAGGCATTGCTCCAAGCCTGGTGACGCTGAACTCGGCGGCCGTCGTCTGGTCGCCGGAATGGACCATGACAGGGTCCACGATCATCAACGACGTCACCGTGACGTACGGCACCGCCGATCCTCAATCGTCGGTCAATCAAACCGACTCGGCAAGCATCGACGAATACGGCCAAAACGCCATCAAACTCGAAACAACCCTGGACCAGGCCACCGACGCCACCGAACGGGCCGCCAACATCATCACCGCCCAGGCCGCATCGAGGTATCAGATCGGGCATGTTGAGGTACTGCTGGATGAACTCACTTCCGCTGAGCGTGGCGCCGTCTTGGGCCTGAAAGCCGGTGCCCGAGTCCTGGTGCAGAACCTCCCACAACCGGCACCATTCACCGAGTTCCTCGGCGTGGTCGAAGGTTGGGGCGAGCTGCACACCCCAGACCGGATCAGCCTTAGCCTGGCCCTGTCCGACCCAAGATATTCGTATGCGACGGTGCAATGGGGCGAGGCGCCAGCCCTGGCGACATGGGGTGGCGTACCCGTATCTAAGACGTGGGCGGACATAATTCAACCAACGGACCTGGACTAGGAGAAGCATGGCAACCACTACGTACGGCACCGAATATGTGCAGAGTTCGGACCTGGTCAGCAACTGGCCAGGCTCGAGCCTTTCGGTTGCCAACCGCATCGACGATGTCAGCTTGAAAGGCAACGGACTGAACAATCAGACCGGCACGACCTACACCCTGGTCCTGACCGACGGGGGAAAGATCGTCACCCTGAACAACGCTTCCGCCGTATCGGTGACCATACCGACAAACGCCAGCGTCGCGTTCCCCACGGGCGTTGTCATTGGGTTCACAAACAAGGGCGCCGGGACCGTGACCCTCGCCGGTGCCGGTGGCGTCACCGTCAACGGTGCCAGCCTCACTCTCGCGCAAAACGAATCCTGCACCGCTTTGAAACTGGACACGAATACCTGGGTGGTTTCCAAGGGCGGTGGTATCCCAAAAGCTGACTTCTCGGATGCGGCGACCGGTACGTATACCGGTTACAAATACATCACGTTTTTCGCATCCGGGACACTGACGATCACACAAGCTGGGCTGGCGGATCTGGTCATCTGTGGTGGCGGCGGTCGTGGCGGCACCGGTATCGGCCAGTCAGGCGCGGGTGGCGGTGGTGGTGCTGGCGGTTTTGCAAACCTGACGGATGCGTACTTGCCTGCTGGTACCTTGACGGTGACCGTAGGCGGCGCAACCGGTCCGTCACGCATCGGCCCGTATGTGAGCCCTGCTGGTGGGCAGGGTGGAGATGCAGTACGGCCAGCTGATAATGGCGGCTCTGGTGGCGGCGGTGGCGGTGGCGCTGCCGCTGCTGGTGGAACCGCTCTGGTGTCGTACGGCAACGACGGCGGAACAACTAGCGGGGGCACTGGTGGCGCGTCTGGTGGTGGCGGCGCTGGCGCGGTCGGCACAAACAGTTCTTCATCATTGAATGGTGGCGCTGGTGGCGCTGGATCTAGCACCTCAATCGCTGGGACCACACCGAACGGTGCCTATGTGGCCGGGTCCTATTCCTTCGGCGGTGGCGGCGGCGGTGGCGCATATTCCACGGGAACGGCGGGGGCCGCTGGGGCAACTGGCGGCGCAGCAGGATCAGCAAGCGGTGCCGGCAACAACGCAGCCGCAAACCTTGGCGGCGGCGGCGGTGGTGCATACGGTTCCACTAGTTCCGGCACCAATTATTCAGGTGGCCTTGGAGGCTCCGGTTTCGTAATCGTAAGGGTGGCAGTCTGATGGCCCATTTTGCACAGATCGACAGCGGCAACATCGTTCGCCAAGTCATCGTCATATCTAACGATGACTGCGGCGGTGGCGACTTCCCAGCATCGGAACCGGTCGGCCAGGCGTTCATCAACGGGCCGCATCCTGACTGTCTCGCGCTGCCCGGTACGTGGCTGCAGTGTTCGTATAACGGCAACTTTCGTGGCGCGTATCCGGACATGGGCTGGTCATATGACCCCGACCTTGATCAGTTCATCCCACCACCATCACCGGAGCCAGCGGCATGAATCCCGAACAGATCCTCACCTACCTGTCCATAGGTGCAGTCATCGTCACTGCGCTGTTCTTCCTGATCGACTCCCGGATCGGCAAGGTTTTGCAGGAACTGCGGCCGAATGGTGGCCAGTCGGCTCGGGATGCGCTTGATCGGATCGAGCGCAAGGTAAACCAGGTCGAGCAAAAAGTGGAAGGGCACATCAACTGGCACATGGGGCAGTCATGAAGTGGCTCGCGCAATCTCCGTACGCCAGCCTGCTGAAGATCCTGACGGGCGCTGCGCTCGGTGGCCTGCTGTCGTGGCTGATGGCCGCCGATGTCGAGCCAATTATGGTGGCGATCGGATCTGCCGTGATTCCCGTGGCGATCAACTGGCTGAATCCCGACGACCCGCGATATGGCAAAGGCGCACAGCCGCACTATCAGGACCAGGCGAACCGCCCGGAGTTTGAGATAGAAGGGGAGAACTGATGCCGGCGCCAAGGCCCCGACTGGTGGCAGCCGGTGCAACCCTCCGGCGCCAGGTCAATCAGGCGTTCCCGACACGGGATAAGGCATCCGACGGCTGGATCGGTGACAAGGCACACCAGGCCCGGCAGTCCGATCACAACCCTGACCGCAACGGCTGGGTGCACGCCCTCGACATCGACGCTGACCTACTCGGCCCCAAGCAGCCGGTACGGGGTCGAGAACTGGCGTTCCAGTTGGCCGACGAGCTGCGCATCTACGCCATGCGGCAGCGCCCCGGCAGCCAGCGACTCAAGTACATCGTGTACCACGACCGGATCTGCTCGGGGACCTATAAGGACCAGTTCTGGACCTGGCGCGGGAAAGGCTACGGCCACTGGGCGCACGTGCACGTGTCGTTCACGGCCGCCGCGGAACTTGACGGACTGCTGTTCCCGATCCCGATTCTGCTGGAGCGTGCCAAGTGATCAACCCCGGTGTGCTGGATCTGAAGATGTGGCAGGGCGTGACGTGGCATTACGAACTGTTGTGGGAGGACGGCAACCCGGCTGCCCCAGTGGACCTGACCGGGTATGAAGCGTTCTTGGAGGTTCGCCGGACGGCCGAGGACACCGAAGTGCTGATTGAACTGGACAACCTGGTTGGTGGCGCCGGTGGCATCACTCTGGGTGGCGCGGCCGGCACGATTGACCTGGACTTTGACGCCGACGACACCCTGCTAGTGGATCCAGGATGGTTCGTGTATGACCTGCGGCTGGATGACGGATCCGGGACCTGGACTCGGCTGGTGGAGGGTAAGTTCGCTGTGATCGCAGCGGTGACCAGGCCATGACAGACACGATCATCACCGTCACCCCGCCCGGTGAAACCACCGTCACCGTTACTGGTCCTACCACTACGGTACGCACCAACCAGCCGACGGTCCCGAACCCGAGGTATTACGGGCAGTTGATCAGCACGGCATCGCAAACGAACCCGGTGGCGTCGGCGATTAACCTGGTCACGTTTACGACCATCGAGGAAGGCGACGGCGTTACGCTGACCAACAGCAACCGGATCAACCTGGCCAACGCCGGAACCTATTGCCTCAACCTGGTGGTCAATCTGACCAAAACCGATTCCGGCGCGGATGACGCTTACTTCTGGTTGCGCAAGAACGCCGCCGACGTAGCGAACAGCACGATGCGCCAGGCGCTGGATGGCAACAACGCACACGAGCTGGTGATTTTGCAGTGGGTCGAGACCGTGACGGCCGGCCAATATCTGCAGGTGGCGTGGTCCAGTCCTGACGCGGATATGAGCCTGACGTACGCGGCGGCCGGCACGACCCCGACCAGGCCAGCCACACCGAGCGTGCACGCGCATATCTTCCAGATCGGCGATTAGTCTGGTACAGTCGATTTAGCTGGCACGGGGCCAGCAGCTCTACCCCAAGGGAGCAGAAATGAAAAACGTCATCGGTATGGGCAGCCTGAAGCTCGATCCGGCAATGATCGACTTTGCGTGGATTGGCGACAACGGCGCGTGTGGCCAGTACAGGGACTTCAGCACGTTTACGCAGCTGCGGAAGTACCTGGATGCCCACGGCTATCCCCATGTGATGTTGGAATGGCACGGCGAGGACTTCGCCGTGGTCGCACCGGCGCCAGCGTGGCAGCCCAGTGCCTGACCTGATCGGACCAGCTGAGGCTGGCCGGATGCTCGGTTTGCGTCCGGCCAGCCTTGTCCGACTGCTGGAAAAAGGCCTGATTACCGGCATCGAACTACCATCCGGGCATCATCGGTACGACCGGGCATCGGTCGAACTGTTGGCTGTTCGGCGTGTCAGTTCCACAGTTACCGTGGTGCAGCAGAAAGGGGAACCTGATGCTGATTGATGCAGTGCTGGCCAGTGTTCTGGTCAGTGGTCCGGCCGTCCAGGCGGCCGCCGTCATCCCGGTTCCGTGGCGGCCGTTCGCCGAATGTGTCTCCAGGCGGGAGTCCAACCACAACTACCGGGCGCGTAACCCCCGCTCGAGCGCACAGGGCCGCTGGCAGCTGCTCGACCAGGCCTGGCGCGTGAACGGCGGCGTGGAGTGGATTGTTTCCCGGCAGCTGCGCAAGGTTGGGTTGACGTGGAAACAGCGCGCCGGTTGGGTGACGAAACTGGATGCCACACCGATCTACCGATGGCCGACCTGGGCACAGGATGCCGCTTTCGTGGGCGTGGTGACTGAGCGCTCGACGGGCTGGCGCCACTGGTATCTGTCAGGCTCAAAGTGCAACCGGCTGGTGCCATGACTCACGACCCTCTATGCGGACTGGCACAGCCATGCGACGAAGAAGAACCTGAGCATGGTTACTGCTCGATGCAGCACGGGCTGTTCTGCATTCATTGTCATCAGTGGTGCATTTGCAACGTCATTGCCAAAGTGCGCCAGGACATGATCGGAAAGTGCATCGCGACGCTTGATGACCGGATCCCGTTAGTTGCAGACAACGGATCCTGGGAATCGTCCATTGCGGCCGCGTGGTTACGCGCCGCGATTACCGATCTGCAGAGACTGGAGGCGAAGATATGACCCGGCCAGTGAAGAAAACAGCCGCGAAGAAAACAACCGCTGACCTGGACGTGTTTGCGTTGATCGAGCGGAAACTGTCCGAGTCGGCACGAGAGATCATTACGGCGCCCAGGGTCAGCCTTCGGCGGCTAGCGTTGCAGGAATACGGCGGTTGGTACGTAGCTTCACTGCTGGCCAACAAACTCACCGTTGCTGACGTCCAGGCCATCGATGACCTGTGGGAGGAACATCGGAAAACAAACGTCGGGCAGGCCCCCAAGGATTAGCCTGCCCGACCCCAGGGAGGATACATGGAGGACAAGATCGACCGTTGCCCACTGTGCGGCGGTTGGAGATATGAGCAGGCGTGCCGGAATCACTAGCCAGGGAAATCGGCGAGCCTGAAATGCGCGAGGCTGCCCGGTTCATCGCCCAGGCGATCGACCGGGCACGCCAGCGTGCTTGCGAAGACAACAGACGCATCCTGGAACTGGAGCGACTGCTGGAGCAGGCCCGAAACGTGGCGTGCTTGCTCGAGGACGAAGTAGCGCACTGCCCACACCCGACGCACCAATACCGGGACGCGTGGCATGGCTGACCGTTCGGACTATGTCGAGGTTCACGACCGCATTCAGCAGTTCACCGAGCGGTACCCGTCGGGCAGCTTGCAGTCGGAGTATGACTGGTGCGACCGTGACGGGGAACGGTGGCTAGTGGTCAAGGCCTACGCGTATCGAGATCCCGAGGACACGAAACCCGGCATCGGCCACGCGTGGGAACCAGTCCCAGGCCGAACCCCGTACACCAAAGGCTCGGAGCTGATGGTCGGCGAAACCAGTGCATGGGGTCGGGCACTGGCCGCGCTCGGTATCGCTGTGCATCGAGGCATCGCCACCGGGCAGGAAATCAGGGCCGCTGAAGGCCGACGCATCGAACGGCACACACCAAGTGCCAGCGACCCCGACCAGTGGCAGACCAGGCCCGCAGCGGCCGAAACAAGCCGACGAGCGACCGGGAAACAGATCCAGTTCATCATGAACCTGGCACGGAAGATGAACACGACCGAGCCGGCCGAAGTGCTGGCCCTGGTCAACGCCGCCCTGAAACTGGCAGAGTTGCCTCCCGTGGAGTCGGCAGCGACGATGAACGATGCTCAGGCCAGGGCCGTGATCGACACGTTCAAGGCAGCGCAGGACTCCGAGAGTGTCGCTCGAGCACTCGCGGTGCAACTGGACGGCAGTAAGGCGAGCGACCAGGCGGCCGACCTGGTCAGCGATGACCCGTTTGCTTAGGCGCCCGGCTAACCACCGTGGTCTAACTCGCGTCGTGGCGCGGTCGAGCCATGCCCGAATGGCGCGGGAAATGCGGAGTAGATGCAGCACAGGACTATCCACAACAGTGAATAACCTGTGGAGGGATCCGGTAGGCCAACCACTTCCGGGGGCCGCAGCCAGCCATCGGCGCAGCTGGCAAGGCCCCCCCTGACCGGGAGAAGAACCATGACACGAGATCTACGCAAGACACCCGGCTACGCAGCATGGGTACGCCAGGTCCTCAAGCATTGCGACCCGACCTGCATTCGATGTGGGTACCCCGTGGACATGACCCTGCCCCCCTCCGATCAGTGGGGACCCACCGCCGACCACGAACCACCACTCGTGCTGACAGGCGAAGCCACCCCCGGACTGGACGGCGCAGGCATCGCACACAATCGATGCAACAAGTCACACGGCGGACGACTAGGTGCAGCACGAGCGCAAAGCAACACCGGCACCCGCGCCCCCAAGAAAAAAACAAACACCATGACAAACAAGCCAATCAGTCCAACGGCATCGGTTTTTAGCACCCAATCCAAGCC